TCCCACAATCTTCGGACCTGAAGACTTCGTGCCACGTAAGGGTGTTATGACCCGTTACGCGAAGAAGATGGTTCGTCCAGATATGTACGGTCTAGTCGTTGTACGTGGTCTCCTCGGTGAAGAGTACACTAGCTGATAGTTAGTTACTGTGAACTAAGCCCCCCGCTTCGGCGGGGGGTTTTTGTTTTGATGGCACTAATTAAAGTAACTTGGATTTATTCTCCTTGGGCGAGGCCACTGCCCTAGAAAGATTCTTTATCGAAGTGGCTGATAAAGAATCATTGAGTAAAAACGAGTTATTGCAATAACATAATGAAAAGGAGAAAATATTATGGGAAGTAGAAGATTAGGACGTAAGAGACTTTATGTGTTAAATAAAGCTGGTGAAGAATTAACTTCCACCGCTGGTGCTGGATTTGAAGCTGTAATTGGCAGCCAAACCAGAAGAAGAGAGGGTGAGCTTCTCACCACAGAGGTTACGATTGACTTAGCATCATCTAAGGGTGCGGCATATGCATTCGCAACCTCCGGTTCAGTCGGTACCGCTGGTGCAACATCAGTTATTGGACTAAGCTCATCAACCACTGATTTGCTAAGTCACAATGCTGCTAACATCATGCTAATGAATAACACTGCCAGTGCTGCCGATTCAATTGGTATCTTAACCGCTGCTGAGCTTGTTTGTGTCGAAACTCCTGCTGGGGGTGGCGTTCACATTGGTTTGTGGTATGGTAGTGAGGCGAGTGGCTCTGGTGCTCTGATGGATCAAGGCGGGGTCGAGCTAATTGCTGCACAGAACATGGCTCTTGGTAAAGATGCTAGCACTGTATTCGCGGGTCCAGATGTTGATTTGGACAACAAGTACCTTTACCTTGTTCATTCTGGATCTGGCGGCGCCATGCCTGCTGGAGCAGCTTACACTGCTGGCAAGTTTGTTCTCAGACTTTATGGCTACAACGTATTTGATGACGTGTGATGGAGCTTATAAATGAGTAGTAGATATTTACGAATTTTGAAAAAAGCAGCTAAAAAGAAAGAAGTCGAAGTCGCACCAGTTGAGAAAAAGCCTGCAAAGGCTGTTCGTAAACCTCGCGCAAAGACTGCAAGTAAAAAAGTTGTTAAGTCCGAGTAAATCAAACTAATGTTTGTTAGCCCCCCATCGTTTTGATGGGGGGCTTTTGTTTATGCTTTCACTATTTACTACGAATAGGAGGCCCTATGTATGCCCACAAATTTACAACCTGTATCACAAACTAGTGCGATAATTCTTTCTTCAACCGGCGCCGCTGGCGATGTTTCTTCTGCGGTTCCGTTTGGCATGTATACTAACTCCACAGAGTTTTTGACCGGTGCTGCACGTCAAGTAGATTATGTATTCAAAAAGCTTGGCGGTGATGTTGTAGATGTAGAGCTTACAAATGATAATGTCTACGCTGCTTACGAAGAGGCAGTATTGGAATATTCATACATTATTAACATGCATCAGGGAAAAAATGTCCTCTCTGATACTCTTGGCAAGCTTACTGGAACATTTGATCATAAGGGCGGAATAGTAAATGGACCTAGTAGTGCGAGTTTACAATATCCAAAAGTTGTCTTGTCATATGCCAATAAAATAGGCGATGGTTTATCGACACTCGCAGGCGTAGGAGGGACGACAAGAATTTATTCTGCCTCTTTTACAACTGTTAAGAATAGACAAGACTATGATTTACAAACAATTGTAGAAACTGCATCCACATCTGGCACTGATGACACAGGCGGTCCCGTTGACTACGCTGGAAAAATTGGTAACTCACGCATTATCATAGATAAAGTTTTTTATCGCTCTCCAATCGCCATGTGGCGCTTTTATGGATATTATGGGGGCATGGGCGTCGTCGGTAATTATTCTACATATGGCCAATTTGCAGATGATTCAACTTTTGAAATTGTCCCAACGTGGCAGAATAAACTTCAAGCAATGATGTATGAGGATTCTTTATACACTAGAGTGTCTCACTATTCCTATGAAATAATTGATAACAAGCTTAGATTATATCCAACACCAAGAGGTAGTGATAACTTTGCTGGATATCTTGATAGAGTTTGGTTCCGCTTTAGGATAGTTGAAAATTCTTGGGGCGAAGAAGGTGATACAAACACGGGCGTTCTTGGTGTAAATAATATAAACACGCTTCCATTTGATAATATACCATATGAGAACATAAACTCCATGGGCAAACAATGGATACGAAATTATGCCCTCGCACTTTGCAAGGAAATGCTTGGCCAAATTCGTGGTAAATTCCAAACTGTTCCGATTCCTGGCGAATCTGTTACGTTAAATTATTCTTCTCTTTTATCAGAAGCTCAAAAAGAAAAAGACGATTTGCGACAAAGCCTAACAGAGATGCTAAAAGAAATAGAATATACAGAGCTTTCAAAGAAAGATCAAGAAAAGGTAGCCGCCGCCGAAGAAACACTTAGGCGCTCACCACTACCTATTTTTGTAGGATAAGGATAGCAAATGTCAAACGAATGGTCAAGACCCGAAGCTCCACCGCCGCCACTTTTTCTTGGTAAAAAGGAGCGAGATCTTGTTAAGCAAGTCAATGATGAGCTTGTAGAAAAGGTAATCGGACAGCAAGTTCTTTATTACCCTATAGATCTTGAGACAACAAATTTTCATGAACTTTATGGCGAGGCAATAGAAAAAACTTATTTGCCACCAGTCAGAGTATATGCGCTTGTAACATTTGACGAAGAGGGTTCATCGTATCTTGATTCAGTTGGAATCGACGCTAGCTCCCAAATTACAGTTCATTTTCACAAACGCAGATTAGCAGACGATCAAAATTTATTTGTGAGAGAGGGTGATTTTGTTTTATATGGTGAGAGATATTATGAAATAATAAAACTATCATCATCAAGAAGGCTTTTTGGACAAGTAGACCAAAAATTTGAAATCTCTGCTCTATGTAAGAGAGCACGCAAGGGTTTATTCGATGCTACCTAAAAATTTTGATTTTGCACAATTACCGTCTGATAAAAAGGATTTTACACTCAAAGAGTTGGGTATGCTTGGTTCTCGAATAGAGGATATAGATTATGCTATGTACTCTTGGTTGACACAAGATCTTGATTTATCAACAATTACAAACGAGGGCAACAAAAGAGTGCCAGTATTATGGCAAACACCTGAAAGAACTTTTCAAATAAAGAATAATAAAGAATTACGACACCCCACGGATGACGGTAGCGGCATCATTACTCTGCCTGTTATATCTATCGAAAGAACTGGTATCACAAAAGATCCATCACGTAAGGGCGGCTTCCAAGCCCACATATATTCAAATGAAAAAAACGGTCGCACAGGTAGGCTCGTAATAGCAAAAAAAATAAAACAAGATAAAACTAGAAATTTTGCTGTTGTTGGCAATACTAGAACTAATACATCTGGGACTCGACAAAAGTATTTTCCAAGAACAAATCATAAAATTGTAGTAGAGTTCTTATCAATCCCAATCCCAGTTTATGTTAATTTAGATTATAAAATAGTTGTAAAAACAGAATATCAACAGCAAATGAATGATTTGACGCAGCCGTTCATGACCAGAACTGGACAAATTAATTCTTTTGTTATGAAAAGAAATGGACATTTGTATGAGGCTTTTATTGATGGTGGGTTTTCACAAACTAATAATGTTGCTTCCTTAAATGAAGAAGAGCGACAATTTACAAGTGAAATAAATATAAAAGTTCTTGGATATCTAATAGGTGAAGGCGCATCAGATGATAGGCCAATTGTTAGAAAAGACGAAAATGTTGTTGAGATTACTTTTCCAAGAGAAACGGTTGTCCCAGCAGGCAATGATGACTTTTTCATGGACTAAACATATCCTGATGTCCTTTCAGAAAATAAGCAACTATTTACACTGTGATTAAGCATGCTTTATAGCATATTTTACTAAAGTGAGGAACAACTAATGCCCGTAAAAAACTTTAAATTCGTCTCTCCTGGCGTATTTATCAATGAAATAGATAACTCATTCCGTCCACGGAAAGCCGACACTATTGGTCCCGTCGTAGTCGGACGCGCCACAAGAGGTTTGGCAATGCAGCCAGTCAAGGTCGAATCATATTCTGACTTTGTTACCAATTTTGGTGGAACTGTCCCAGGACAAGGCGGCGGCGATGTATATCGTGATGGTAACTTTCAGTCCCCAATGTATGGAACGTATGCTGCAAAAGCATTTTTGAATGCAAATGTTGCACCTCTTACTTTCGTGCGTCTTTTGGGCGAGGCCACTACTGCTGGAAATACAGCCGGTGGCGCTGCTGGTGCTGGCTGGGAAACTGGCGCTCAAATAACCAACAACGTTGCCACAAATGGTGGTGCTTATGGTCTCTGGGTATTTAAATCTGGATCTGGTGGCGGAACTGATACATACAAAGGCACAAATCTTGGTAACGGTATGTTGTCTGCTGTCTTTTATCTAGATAGCGGTCAAATAAGACTAAACGGCGTAGTATGCAATGGTGTAGGTAACGCGTCGTCAACCACTGCATCGGCTGGGCAGCTTATTCACACGGATAGTGATAATCTTTTTACAGCGGAAATTCTGAATAGTTCTGATGCCATTGTCGAAACAATTAAATTCAATTTTGATGACTCCAAAGAGACGTTTATTCGCAAGCGCTTCAACACAAACCCACAGCTTGGTAATGCAAACGCATCAGATTTTTATCCCTCAACTGCTGAAAAAACTTATTGGTTAGGTGAAACATTTGAACAAGAATTGAGAGATGGTGGTGTCACTGGTGATAGAAGCTCAACTGGAGACGTAACGTCAGATAAACTTGTTGGTATTATACTTGCATTAAGCAACGGAACCTCCGCACAAGCTCCTTCAAACATGAAAGGTATTTCTTCTAAAGAGGCTCGCGCGGGCTGGTTCATTGGACAACATCAGGGCTCCCCTGCTACATACAGCCCAGAAGGGCAACAAAAGTTGTTCCGTCTTATCGGTAGAGGCCATGGAGAGTGGCTACACAAAAACACCAAGGTATCAATTGAAAAAATACGTCAGACAAACAGTTCTGCGTCTGAATACGGAACCTTCTCTGTTGTCATTAGATCAATTAAAGATTCAGACAACAACGTAGAGGTATTAGAAAGATTTGATAACCTTACGCTCGATCCTACGTCTCCTGACTTTGTAGGTCGCCGCATCGGAACATCATACTATGAGTGGAGCAATAGCGAAAGAAGGCTTAGAGAGTATGGGGACTACCCCAACCAGTCAAGATACGTTTACGTTGAATTAGACGCAGATGTTGAGGCAGGCGCTACCGATCCGGTATTGCTCCCATTCGGATATTATGGTCCTCCAAAGTTTACAAATACTGCGCAGTTGAACACCAGTAGTTCAGCGTATGGCTCTGTGTACATCAAGGGAATGGAAAGCATTCCAGATAGTGCAGCCATCGCTGACGGGCGTGGTGTCTTTGGTAAGCGAGGCATAACAGTAAGCTCAGATGTCACAGGAACATTGATATTCCCATCTGTAAGAATTAGACTAAGTGCCTCTGATGGCGGTCTTTCAAACCCAACAGATGCTTACTTTGGCTATATGAGCACCAGAACAGACTCTTCCACAAGAGCAGATGCATCAATATTTGATACACACAGGGTTTGGAACTCTGTTTGGCCAACAGATTCAGCGACTACAAGCCCTGGAACTGGCGTTGACGCATTTGGATATGTTTTCTCCCTTGACGATGTTAGAAGACAAGCAGAGGACGGAACCACTGGCGCCTATTACTATGAATCTGGCTCCAGAGCAAATAATGTATCAGTTTCTTCTGGCTCTTATACTGATTTGCTTGATGCTGGTTACAATCAGTTCACTGCTCCATTCTGGGGTGGATTTGACGGGTTTGATATTCTTAAGCCAGACCCCGTTGCTAACGTAACCATGGGTTCAAGCGAGACAGAAGATGGTAGCTACGTTTTTCACACTCTTCGACGCGCTATCGATACCGTCGCGGATCCAGAATTTGTTGATATGAACTTGCTAACAGTTCCCGGTATCACCAAAGAAGCGATTACTACTCATATGATAAATGTTTGTGGAGATAGAGCAGATGCCATGGCATTGATTGACCTTCCTAACGTATATCTTCCGTCACATGAGGGCGAATACACTACTAGAACTACAAAGTCTTCAAGGCTCGCCACAACACCAAATGCTGCCGCGACAGCACTTAGAGACAGAAGGCTAGACTCTTCTTACGGTGCGACTTTCTACCCATGGGTTCAAACTCGTGACGAAAACAACGGACAGCTTGTTTGGATTCCGCCAACAGTTGCAATGATGGGTGTCTTGGCATCTTCAGAAAAAGCAACACAAGTTTGGTTTGCTCCCGCAGGCTTTAACCGTGGCGGTCTATCCGATGGCGCGGCAGGCATCCCAATTACAAACGTCACTGAACGCCTAACATCGAAGCAGCGTGACACTCTATATGAGTCAAGAATTAACCCAATTGCAAGTTTTCCAAGCACAGGAATTGTGGTATTCGGACAGAAGACTCTACAAGAACGCCCATCTGCTCTAGATAGAATTAACGTTCGCCGTCTAGTGATCTACTTGAAAAAGAATATTTCAATTCTTTCTTCCCAAGTTCTCTTTGAGCAAAATGTTCAGGCAACTTGGAACCGTTTCAAGTCACTTATCGAGCCGTTCCTTGCTAACGTCAAGACTCAGTTTGGTATCACTGATTACCGCCTCATTCTTGATGAAACAACCACAACTCCCGACCTAATTGATCAAAACGTTCTCTACGCTAAGATCATGGTCAAGCCAGCACGCGCTATCGAATTCATTGCAATTGACTTCGTAATCGCATCTACTGGCGCATCTTTTGATGACTGATAAAACGGGGGCTTTTGCCCCCAGCTACTACTTACTTATGAATTATAGGAGAACCTAACAAATGCCATTCTGGTCAACTGACTTCGGACAAGATCCAACCCTTAAAGATCCAAAGCGTAAATTTCGCTTTAAAGTAGAATTCAATGGAATTAATGCTGCCCAAGGTGGGGCGCTTCTATGGTACGCTAGTAGCGTGACTAAGCCGTCGTTCACCATCTCCACAGCAGAACACAAGTATTTAAACCATACTTTTTATTACCCAGGTTCTGTTACTTGGAACACAATCACAGTTAATATGGTTGATCCTGTTGATCCAGATATTACTGCCACTCTTTCAGATATCATCGTCGGAGGAGGATATTCCCCCCCCACTGATGCAAACTCGCTTGGTTCCATGTCGAAAGCGAAGGCAACCAACACTCTTGGTACTGTCAGAGTAACGCAACTAGATTCAGATGGCAACATGCTTGAAGAGTGGACCCTGTGGAACGCATTTATTAAAGATGTTAAATTCGGAGATCTACAGTATGGCGAAGACGGACTAACTGAAACAATTCTTGAACTTCAGTATGACTGGGCAAGAGTTGAAACCACAGTTAATTCTTCCGCTACTAACGGCGTCGGTGGACGCGAATTCTTCAAGGTATAATTTAGACAATATAAAACGCGAGGTGTAAATTGTCAAGAAACAAAGACCGTCTTGGTGGGTCACAACATCAAGACACCCAGCCCCCAGCACAGGCTGGCGGCTTTTCGTTTGTAGTTCCAACAGAGTTTGTGGAATTACCATCGCAGGGAAAATTCTATCCCGAAGGTCATCCACTGCATGGCCAAGATTCAATCGAGATTCGTCAAATGACGGCAAAAGAAGAGGACATGCTCACATCGAGAACACTACTAAAAAAGGGTGTTGCTCTAGATAGAGTTATTTCAAGTCTTATAGTCAATAAAGCTATTGATCCTGACTCAATATTAGTTGGTGATCGCAATGCAATTATTATAGCCACAAGAGTTTCAGGATACGGGAATACATACGAGACAACAGTTACTTGTCCAAATTGTCAAACTAAGCAAGAATACTCTTTTAATCTTAATCACGCTAATATCTATAATGGTGAAGAAGCAAGAGACTTGGGAGTCAAGACAAACGAAGATGGAACATTTAATGTTTCTCTCCCGAGAACAGGCGTGGACGTTCAGTTTAGACTTCTTAATGGGCGCGATGAAAAATCATTCCTATCAGGAATGAAGAGTGATAGAAAGACAAAAGCAGAGAAAAATATTACTCGCCAGCTTGCAGCGATTGTAGTTTCACTAAATGGTGATAACTCAATGCAAGCAAAACAATACTTCATTGATAATGTTCCATCAATTGATTCCCGCCATTTGCGACTTGCCTATCGGCTTGCTGCACCAAATGTTGACCTAACACAGCATTTTCAGTGTAGCGAGTGTTCTCACGAGCAAGAAATGGAGGTGCCACTTTCGGCGGACTTTTTTTGGTCTAACTGAAGAATATATGGAGAACGTATATGAGCAGTTTTTCTTCTTAAAGTATTC